GTTGAAGTGGCAACAGGAGCATCTAGATAATAATAGATATACTCTTGAGATGGTTAGAATTGATGACAAAGTTAAAAGAGTCATTACTGACATCAAGCTGGAAGAAGCAGCTATTGCACACAGACAAAATAGCGTTGAAGGCGCTGCTCCACAAGTTTCTGTAGCTACTTAGACAAAAGCTACATTGCTGAAATGCATAAATACCTTAGGATCTCTTGCACTCTATTAAAAAATAACATATAATATTCTTACTATACAAAAATAATAAATTAAATGTAGACGCGTATAGTCGACAACCCCTAGGGACTACATTTATTATATTCTAGGAGGAATATTAACATGGCAAATACTACATTCTCGGGACCAGTAAGATCAGAACATGGTTTTCAAGTCGCGACTAAAAATAATACAACAGGTACAATTACAACTAGATATAGTTCAGGAATGCCTGACTTAACTGGTTTAATTTTAACTGATTTAGCAACAGGTGCTAACATTACTTTGATTAATAATTCACTGAATGTTACTAACTACACAGGTGCAGCAGCAGCTGCAATAGCTTTACCAGCAGCAACTGCAGGTTCAGTTTGTGTTTACGTTCAATCAAAAACTACAGCAGGTGGAACAGCTACATTAACTTTTGATGCAGTTGGATCAGATGTTTGGGCTACAGGTTCTGTAATAGAATCAAGAGCGGCAAGTGAAGTAACTTTTGATATTGCTGCAGCAAGTGAAACTAAATTAGTTTTCACTCCAGCTAATGCGGCTACTAACGTTTTAACTACTGGCGGCAAGATTGCTTTCATATGTTATGATGAAGGTATTTGGAATATTGCAACTGAATTTACAGGTGCAACAGCAGCTGTTACTGGCGCACTTGCATTCGCAGCGTAATAAATAATTAGTGTGGGGTTTCGGCCCCACATATAAAATTTAAGGAGAAAATATGGATTCAGATCAAACAACCTTACAAAAAGGTACAGGTACAATATCGTTATTAAGAGCAGGCAGAGCTAGAATTACTTCTATTCAAGGTAGAGGAGAAGCAGGTTCTGTTTTACTTTTACACGATACAGCTACAACAGGTGCAGCAGCAGGCGGTAATTTAAAAGCAACTTTTAAATATGATACAGAAGGTTTAGCAGTATACATACCAGGTTCTGGAATTCTTTTTAAAGACGGAATTTGTGCTACACTTACTCAAACTGGTGGAACAGACGGAAGCATTACAGTAACAATTACCGGAGCGTAGGAGTTTTAAATGGCAATTTCAACAACGGCCAATTTTGAATCTACCTTTTCAATTGATGAAGTAATTGAAGAAGCTTACGAAAGATGTGGTGTTCAAAGTATAACTGGAAATCAATTAAAATCAGCTAGAAGAACTTTAAATATTTTATTTCAAGAATGGGGTAACAGAGGTCTACACTATTGGACTGTTGGAAATACAAATATTAATTTAGTACAAGGTCAATCTGAATATATTTTTTTTAGAACTACTGCTGATGGTACAAGTGCTGTTACTGCAGGAGGTACAACAGGTACTGCTACATACGGATTAGCTGATGTACTAGAAGCTAGTTATAGATCAAGTTTTGATACAAATAATCAAACTGATTCACCTTTAACTAAAGTAGATAGATCTACTTACACTTCTTTTTCAAATAAAAACTCTCAAGGAACTCCTTCTCAATATTGGGTTCAAAGATTAATTGATAAAACTACAGTTACAATTTACCCTACACCAAGTTCAACAACAGCAAGCAATTTTCTTTTTATAAACTTTATAAAAAGAATTACTAATGTTGGAGATTACACAAATGTTGGAGATCTACCTTATAGATTTGTACCTTGTATGGTTTCTGGATTAGCTTTTTATCTTGCTCAAAAATGGGCCTTGGAACGTGTACAACAATTAAAAGCACTATATGAAGATGAACTTCAAAGAGCGCTACAAGAAGATGGTTCAGCTTCTAGTAGTTACATTACACCTAAAACTTATTATCCAGGATCTTAATGTCACAATTTGCAAGAGGAAAATATTCACAGTTTATTTCAGATAGATCTGGATTAGCTTTTCCTTACAGAGAAATGGTAGTAGAGTGGACGGGAGCTAGAGTACATACTTCTGAGTATGAACCTAAATCAGCTCAAGTAAGTCCAAGACCTCATGGAGCAGACCCTCAAGCTTTACCTCATGCAAGACCAAGAAGTCCTTCAATACCTACTGCAGATCTTTTACCAATAAATCCTTTTAGTACACCGAATCTGCCTACTGTTGGAGCAACTGTTAAAGTATCTCAACCTAACAGTGGAATATTAATTGGAGATTTTGTAAGATTAATGGGTTTAGAAACACCTTTGACATTAACAGGATCTGCATCTAGCCTTTCTATTAAACAAATAGAAATGTCTACAACTTTAAATACAAACATAACGGCTACAGGTACTTCAATGGTAGTAAATGATGTAACTACATTTTACACTAACGGTGGATATGTAATGATTGAGAAAATTAATTCTACAACTGGATTATATGAAAATGAAGTAATTCAATATGGAGCTTATAATGCTGGAACAAAAACTTTATCGGGTTTAGTTAGAGGAACTAATTCCCCATTTAGAGGACAGACTTCTTCTAATACTATTGCAAGTTCCCATAATGCTGGAGCAAATGTTTTTGGAGCAAGAGAAGTTCATTCTTTAGATACCACAACTTCACCTATTTCAGGTCAGCCTTCAACAGTTACTAAGCAAAATGGTTATTTTTTAAAAGAGAGTGATGAAGGTAATCTTTTCATTGCTAACTTTACCGGCGGAGGAAATGGTTGCCTTTCTGGTCCTTTAAATGTAAACATATAATATGGCATACACTTTAGCAAATTTACAAACAGATATTAGAAGCTACACAGAAGTAGATAATGACCCTAATAAAACACCAAAAGTTTTAACGGATTCTGTTCTAAACACTATTATTAAAAATGCAGAAAATAAAATTTACAGATCCGCAGATAATGATGACAATAGATTTTATGCAACTTCAAATTTAGCAAGTGGAAACAGATATGTAACTATTCCACAAGATTTAAGAATTATAAGATATGCACAGTTAACTAATGCTGCAGGAGAACAAACTTTTTTAGAAAGAAAAGATACTTCTTTTATGACAGAGTATTATAATACTCCTAACACAGCTTTTGGAATTCCTAAATATTATGGTAATTGGGATTCAAATTTCTGGGTGGTATCTCCTACACCAAATGCTCAATTTTCTGTAACTTTAGCCTATATTAAACAACCCGATAGTATAACAGATACTACAGTTATTAATAATAGCTCTCCTGCTACAGCGGGAACTTACTTATCTAATAAATATCAAGACTTGCTTTTATATACAACTCTGGTAAACACATATAGTTACTTAAAAGGTCCTGCGGAAATGTTACAATTATATACCCAATCTGCAGCTGACGCTTTACAAACGTATGCGATCGAACAACAAGGTCGTAGACGTAGGGACGAATATCAAGATGGAGTTATTCGGACACCTCTTAAATCACCTTTTCCATCGGAATTTTAATTTATTAAGGAGATAAAATAATATGGCAAATGTAATACCTTTTAGTTTTAGAGGTGCACTACTCTCAGCGCAACATGATTTTGCAAACGGAGGAAATACTTTTAAACTAGCATTATACACAGCAAGTCCCTACAGTACATCAAGCACTGTTTATTTAGCAGGAGCAAGTAACGATGAAGTTAGTTCAGGAAATAGTTCAAATTATCCTCAAGGTGGAGCAGCTTTAGGATCACAAGCAGTTGCTTCAGGTACTGCAGTTGCTTCAGTTGACTTTGCAGATGTAAGTTTCAACTCAGCTACTTTTACATCAGCGTTCGCAGCTATTTATAATAGCACAAATGTTGATGGTACGGCAGGTAGATTATGTGTAGTGTTAGATTTTGGAGGAAATAAAACGGCTACTAATGGCACGTTTACAATTTCATTTCCTAATCCAAGTACACCAGCTAATGCTATTATAAGCAT